GTACTTTGTTATCATAATTATTTTTTAATAACCAATAATTATTTTTTAAACTTTGAGCTACTGCTTCTGAGAATATTTCGTCATCATTTATTTCTATTTTCATAATACAACGCCTTCTTTCTTGTATTTAATAAGAGCATTTAAGTACCATAAAGCTTTTTCAAGCTCTTGTACTTCATTATCTTTATTACCACAACGCATGAGGTATTTATAGATTTGACCGAATAAATGAGCTTCAACACCTGATTTGTTTGCAAGCATATCAACCATAAGTTCCATGTATTGTTTACCTGCAGCTACGTTCTTGTAGTGTTTAGGGTTAATAACAGTATCTAGGTTTTGTTGTATAAAGAAATTTTCATCTAATGTATATTCTTCGTGTTCATCAATTTCTTTGTTATATGCTTTTGCGAACGTATCAGGCCATAATTGTTTTTTAGACCATTCATCGTAGAAGTCTGACTTGTATTTAGTATCACGGTTATCTAATAGACTTCTGCTCCATAGTTGGCTATCATCATCAATGTTCATATTACTCCTTTATTGGTTTATAGATTGTGTTTAGGGTTTCAAAACTACCATCATCAAATTTGTATTTTATAATACTGGTAGTAACTTTATCTTTTCCTAATATTGGATGGTTTAGGCTATACACTATTGCTTGTGTGATGTTATTACTATCACAATTGTATTGTTCTTTTTGTTCGTCTGTTATTACACTGTCAAAGAATACAGCTTTACCTACAAAGTTTACTATTGGTTTAGAAGTAGACATCACCATTCTCTATAATTTTAGAATCTTCATATGGTGCAGCAATTCTACGATAGAACTCTAGTTTAGCACCTTCGAGAGCACCTACAATATCATTTACACTTTGGTAACATGGGTTTGCAAGGTAGTAATCACGGATAAATGTTGTGATTATAAAGTTTAATTCACCTGCTGTGTGCGGTTCGTATGACAGCATGTGGTCTGATTGGCGGGCTTTTTCTGTGATATATGGCATTATTTTCCTTTATTTGTCATGATAAGTGTATCTGTACCAGAGATAGTATATTGCGCACATTGTGCATAAGCTTGTTATCATAGGTAATATTCTTTTACAGCTTCAACAGCATCATCAAGATTATGATGAATTTCAGTAGCATATTGTGTGATGAATGGATGTTTGAATTGATTTTTATCCATCAGAATAATAATGATTTTATTTTTTGTATGAGCATGAGCAATTTCACATACAGTACCCCACTTTTTACCGGGTAAGCTATCGGATAAGTTAGCTAAGATAACTGTACTGTAGGCGATATCTTGTAGATCACTTTTCCAGATTCTACGAGCAGCATTTTCATGTGTTAGATAGTCACTGCTGTCAACAAAGGATGATCTACGGGTTGGATCAAGCGTATCAATACCGAAGTTATTTAATTCGAATGATGCTTCTATTCGCCATTTAAGGGCTTGATCCCGAGAGACACCTTCGATTGGACCAGCAAGATACGTATGTTCTTTATGTTTTAACATCTATTTCCTTTAAGATAGTTAATTTGTTTGCTGTATACCATAGACCGCCTTGGGAAGCAGGTCTTTGATGTCTTGTAAAGCTTTCAATTTTAACTTCACACCATACACGATCTTTTTTAGATAGGTGTGGTGCTTCAGGGAATGCACAACAATGCCATCCGGGTCTATGAGCATAACCTTTAGTAGGATGATCTTCTGCATTATAGGTTACGCCTATATTTAGTTTTTGTTTACGATTAATAAACAGTGGCCCGAATGTACCGTCTTTACGTTTACGGAACAGCTTGTATGCTAATATTTTCATAAGGTTTTACCTCAGTCCATGCTGCAAAATGATGTACGTTGTTCATTGCGTCAGTGACGTATGAATACATACCATCGATGTTATGTAGTTTGTAGATTACATTTGGGATTCCATCAGGTGCGTCTACAGGTACTTTAGGTGTTTCATCTAGTGTGAATAGAGATTGTCTTTTAAGTTCATAGAGTTTCATTTGTTTTTCTCTTTGAGTTTGGCTTCGATGGCTGTTGCAAAGAATTTAGGAACCCCGTGCAAATCCAGCGTAGCTGCTTCAATTGCATTGCGTTCTTCATCAGTCAGCCCTACCCATGTGCGCTGTGGTGGTGCTGAGTATTGACATATACACCCTTGCAATATGCTTGAGTGAAAACTTGATACCTTTCCGCAGTTTGGACAAGTGTTCATGTGTTCTTCTCCTTGAGTTTGGCTTCAATACCTGTGGCAAAGCCAGCATATCTTGGGATATTTGCTCTCCACACTTCCCATTCGTGTTTCACTTCCTCATCCGTCAGCCCTTGCCATGTGCGCTGTGGTGGGTGGGTGAAGAGTTTTGTGCCAACTGGCAATGCAGGTTCATGCCACCAAGACATTGTTATGTTTGCCCCTGTTTCACTTGTGACTGTCGCCACAGGCTCTTGGCTTTCCAACTTTAAAATGGCTTGGTGTAGGGATGCGATGGCATCGTGCATTTTTTCTGCTGATGCGTTGAATTCATCGTTGTTTGTCCAGTCGATAGACACCTCAGTTTCCAACGCATCGAGCGCCTGTTTTAACACTCCAATCATGATTGATAAGGACGATTAGTGTACAGATTACATTTTTGATTAGTACATTTAGTTACTTCTTGAATACTACCACCTACACAATCAACACAAAAAGCTTTGATAGCCATTAATGGCGTAATTTTACGACTAGCTTTCTTTGCTGCTTCTTTTACATTCCATTTTTCAAGAGTTTTACCACCTTTTTTAATAGCATTAGAACGTTCTTTACGCCATTTAGCTAAAGCAGCAGTACCTTTAGCACGCATTTCAGGTGTTAAGTGAGAACCTTTTTTGTTTGGAGTTTGTTCAGTAGTCATTGTATGATTCCATTGTTTCTTTGAAGTGAGCTTTACAGGCATGATAGATATTACTGTGATCTTTTAGAGTTAAGTCATCTGTAATTTCGATAGGATTACCATCAGTTGTGTTTAACCAGACAGAATAACCATAGTAGTCATCCATTAAACCGTTTTCAGGTTCAGCAGGTTCTACATAGTATTCAACTATTACTTCTTCTATATTTTTATAGTTATCATAGTCAAAATCTTCTAGTACATCTGTTTCAAATTCATGAGTTTCGTACATTATTGTAACACCTGTAAAATCATATTGATAGCTTGGACGAGCATCATTTGTTCTTGAGGATGAAGTTCATTCCAAGGACGAGTAGGATTAGGCCATTTTTTACGGATAGCTTCATAGAAGTCAACTACGTCATTCCCCATTTTTTACATAACTCCTTAGTATTTGCTTTTAACTTTTGTTTGTTACATACTTTAGATTTTGATTTAAGTATGGCTTTCTCACGTAGTGTTAATTCAGTTGCAGGTGTATTCCATACTATTACGCTTAGTATTATACAGAATACACCTGTTATTAGTAACTTATTTTTGCTTGGAAATGAGGTATTCACGAGCAGCAGCTAAGAATGCAATTAGTTCTGTTAATGCTTTTTCATCAAAGAAGTAGCCATCGATTTTTAATTTTACGTCAACAGTACCAAATTCATATGCAACTTGAGCACAGTTTTCTAACATTAAGATATCTTTTAAACTTACTGTTTTAACATCTTTTTCATTATTAACTATTACATATTTCATTTGAGTTCCTTTAAGATTGCTTGCACATTACGGATTTTACGATCAACTTTTCTTAGCTTGTTTTTACATTTATTCATTTGTAAGAATGATTTGTAGCTGTAGCTATACACATTAGCATTATCTGGTCGAGCCATATATTTAGGTACACTTGGGTCTGCATCTTTCCAGTACGTTGCTATCCAACGTTTGTATTCACGTTTACTTATTAATAGCATTTTATATTGTAGTACCATTTCTTTACGAATTAATGCTTTCTGAGATTCATTCAGGTACATCAGAGAGCCTCAATCATAGCCAGTACATCAGCAGCATCTTCAGCTAGGTATAGTTTGTCTTCGATAGCAATACGCTGTTCGTTAATATCTTCACGGAATTTAGTCATTAATAATTGATAACGATTATATTCATCCATGAAACCTACATTATTTTCAATTAATTCACGAACACCATTAGCAAAGTAGTAACCATTTTCAAATTTCTTTTCGAAGGTTTCAAAAGACATTACTTCACCTGAGTATAATGCGTTATACACTTTTTTAGCATCATATCGAGGGTCTTTTACTTCAGGAATACTGTTTTGTAGATTATCACGTTTTTCATTTAGCTTGTCATTAGCACGTTTAACAGCGTATTTGATTTGATCTTTGTTTAGTTTAGCCATGATATTACCTATATAATGAAAGAATAAAAAACCCCTTAAAGAGGATTCCTTAAGGGGTGAGTATGTTTAGAATGGTGAATCTTCTGTTGTTACATCAACATCCGACTCAGTTGCTTCAAAGTCAACAAAGTTGTCATTTTTAGGAACATATTTGATTAATGTAGTTACTTGTACAGCAGTAAGCATATTTGAGATACCTGACTTAGTAACTTTACCGTTAGGAGCTTTGATCTCATAAGGTTTTTGCATAACCATTACATTACCGATAGAACCATTACCGATTTGTTTAGAATCAATAGGATTCTTAGATGCATCTACAACACGCACTTTGGCAGCATCAGTACCATCAGCTTTTAAAGCTTTCTTTTTAAGGTTGATAGAGACTTTACCACCTTCAATAACTTTTACTTTACCAAAGGCAGCTAATTCTTTTTCACGTTTCTTTGGAGCTTGAATCTGGATTTCGTACTGGAGTGTACCGAATGGATCGACTGGCTTGTCGAGTTTAACCCAATGTAATTCTACATCTTTGATGATTACGTTAGTTGCGTCATTAGTTGCTAAAGCCATGATAATTCCTTTTTGGATTGAATGAAAATTGCGAGAGTTTGCGAGAAGACCCCTAATAGAAAATATTAGGAGTAATTTATGCCCAAGAGTATACACCCTAATTCTTTAGCTAATTTGAAATTAATTACATCTGAGACAGCTCGTGAGGCACAGAAGAAATCATCTGCTGCTCAGAAACTTAATGGTCAAATGGCTCAAGAATTTAAAACAACAGCTAAAGCTTTTCAGAAGGCATTAGCTGATTTACCTCATTTATCTTCACTTGATGTGCTTAGAATGGCTATGCACAAAGCATTACAAGAAGATAACTTTGAGGATGCAGCAAGATACGCTAACATGATAGCAGAGTATGAGAATCCTAAATTAGCTAGGATTGAACAAACTAACACTAACAAGACAGTGGATCTTACTGATGAAGAACTTAAAAAGATTATATCTGAAGAAGGTCTTTAAAGAACGTAATTAAGAGAAT